ATTTCCTTCTTCATCTTTCTTTAATTCTGGTTCTAATGAAACTGGATCAAGTTCTTTAAATCCAAGTACATTATTTGCATTGTCTTTTTCATCTACGTCGTAAATAATTTCAAATGCTAAGAATCCATCAATTAAAAGTTTTTTACAATAATGCCAAGCATCGTGTCCGTTATTAAATCCAAATGCGTAATAAATCTTTTTATATGCTGCATTTAGATCATCTATAATAACTTTGGCTTTATCTTCTTTTAAAACTGATTTTAAAACTTTTGTGTTTGGATATGCAAAATAGTTGTTATCATCATATACTATTGTTTCATCAGCAATTACCTCTAAGATATGTTCAATCTCACCATTCATTGCAAATCTACGTAAGAAATCTCTACGTGTAGGATATTCTTTATCATAATAAGCAATGAATTCCTTTTGACCAATATCAGATCCTGAGAATATCTGGGATTGACCATATAAACTATACATGTTATCCTCAGTAGCCTCTGTAATACCAACAGCCTTAGATTGTTTGATGATTTTATCATCGTACTTCATTCCAATAGCTGAAAAATATCGAATGTTACGTTGTATGTTTGCTATAAAACCTGATGGTCTTCCGTCTAAATTTCTTAAAGTGAACCCAGCCATAATTATTATTTAATTTGTTTAGTTTATTTATATATCCTTATTTCCTAATGAAATTGTATGTCGTTTTAATCCCCAGGGGGTAAATTCTTTACCACAGTGATCGCATTTTATTTTTTTAACATTTTTAGATGCTTCACTTAGTTTCTTTTTTACCTCATCTGGTGTTTTGCGACCGGTTAAAGATTGCTTGATTTTCTTTTTTGTTTTTTCATCTCTAGATTTTCCGAAGTAATGATGATTTTCCCCTCCAGTTTTACCCTTTCTATTCTTAGATATTCGTTCTAAAGTTTCTGGAGTATGATGTTTTCCATAAAAAGGATGTTTTTTACCTGATTGAATCCCTTTACAGCTAATACTTATTTTTTGCTTGGTTTCGTCCGATCTTATTTTTCCTCTATTTTTATCTCCTATTTTTTTCTTAGTGGAGTCGTGTAAATCAGCACCAGGAAAATCATGCCCACCCGTAGGACTAATATTATAACCGTTAGGTATTAGCGTCTTATTTTTTATGATATAATGTTCCTCAAGTTTTCTCATATTGAGTATATTTTCATCCTCTTCAAGTATTTCAATCTTGAAATTAGATTTTCCATATTTTTGAACTGCTTTCAAAATTAACTTACCACTCCCAAGATAGCCATCATTTAAATTATTAGTTGCATGAGAGCCAACATATTGTTTTCCATTAATAAGATTAGTTGTAATGTACGTGAAATTATAAGTTTTCAATATGGCAGGATTTACTCTATATATTATGAAATTTGGGAAAATATTGTTAAGTATGTGTTAAATTTATAAGATATTAATATCCAATAAGATGCACACGAAAAACAAATGCAATAACTTATAAAAATATCTGGGATGTAATCGATATATAATAAAATTGAGGTTCTTCATAAACAATATGCGGTGGAATATATTAAGTATTGTAAAAGGATGATAAAGGTAGAAAAACAAAATGATACATATTGTATTAACTTATATAGGTAACAGAGGACGAATGGCAGCGCGCATGGTCCTCTTTAAACATGGTCTAATCAAAATGGAGAATACGCCGAAACATATTCTCCACTCATCAAAAAATTAAAATCATGGAATACATAGATTTTTTCAAGGAGAATATTTTTCCGATAGCATCCTTGGTAGTTAAGCTTATTTTTTATATTTATCAAAAATATAAAAAGAGCTAATGACAAATATAGGGGAGTTAACTCCCCTATATATTTCCTCTTGTTTTCCAATAAAGAGCATGAATCTGTTTTTGATTCATTAGTTTAAAGGCATTCTTGGGATCATAGAAAGGAATATAGTTCCATTCTGAATATTCTATCATCCTTAGAATTTTTATCTTTTCCATTTTATATGATCTAAATCCGTAAGAGAAATTTGCCCTTGCGAATTTATTCATTGTATCAACTATTTTCTGACCATTTCCTGATTTTGCAACAGATATAAATGCCATATTAAGCGCTAATTTATCATTTTCTGTTAATTTTTCAATATCTTCAAAAAACTTTTTATAACCAACATAATACGTCTCTAAGAATTTTAATCTTTCTAAGTTAGGTAAAGTATTTAAATTTATACCCTTGAATTTTCCTTTTTCAGCACTTACACAAAATACAATAGGAACATAATCAATATATTTCTTAAAACTATTCCCATCTTTTACTTCCACTACACCGTCTCCTGATCTTTGGGGAGGGTATAAAAAAGTATAAATGAAACCAGGTAGCGGATATCCCCCATTCATCCTTTTCATTAATCCTTCTTGATCAGTAGAATCAATTTCCCAGTTCTTTTGCTCTCCTCTAAGATTTTCAACAATATATTTAGTAAATAGCGTTTGATATGCTATTTCTTTTATATTATTGACATTCATTAAATATTTATATCTTTTAACAGGAGAGTCCATTAATGGTTATTTATTTTCGTGCCAAAATCTTCCCAATATTCTTTCAAGAGTCTGTTCAGTAAAAACGTAGAATTTACAACCATTTTTTTCTGCCCATACTTTCATAGCAGCAAACTTCGCTTCATTTATGATATATTCTTTGGCAGCAGAATTAAAGATTCGTTGCTCTTTTAATGAAGCATCTTGAGCTGGAGGACGAGGTTTCTTTAATTTATATGAGGGTTTAATCTCTACAAATACTTTTTCATTTTCTTCTCCTGCTCCCCTATCAGTTTCAAACCAAAAATCTGTGTTATAATTTTTAACCTCCCAGTTACTTGGGTTGTTTGGATCTAATCCAAGTTTGGCACATTCTTCTAATTTAGAAATTCTGTCAAAATATGGAATTGAAACCGGTTCGGATGACCATCTTAAAACCGATGGTGACATGTCACAATATTTACAAAAACCGAATTCCCATGAACTTCTATAAATGATTAGTTCTGGATCTCCAATATATTTGCTAAGATTTTTAGCTTTATAATATCCTTGCTTAGTTTTTGCAGATGGACCTTGGTTCGGTTTGTGCCATGCTTTATAATTAGAATTGCTCATGATTTTATTCTTCTATTTTTACTACGTTTTTCATAAAGAGCGTTTTTTCGTTTGTCTGCTTCTTCTTTTCCATATTTTTCTATCCAAATATCATAAGGAGATTTTCCATACATTGGGTTATTTTTTCCTTTCATGGTTCCTTTTTTAGCTTCACTCATTCTTTGCTTAGATTCTTCAGAATGTTGTTTTCCTTTATTCCAGACTTCTCTCCCTTTTAATGATTTACTTATTTTTCTCTTTGTTTCATCAGATACTATTCGAGTTTTCATTGCCTGTCTAATTCGTTCTAAACCTTCTGGAGTATGATTAACCTTAGTTACTGGATTTTTTCTTTTAGATTCACTGATTTTTTCTTTATGCTCTTCTGTTAATTTAATACCCTTTCTTGGAGAAACTTGCCCTTTTTTTGACATGCTAATTTTTTCTTTAGTTTTATTAGAATGAGTTCTTCCTAATTGTACTTTTCGTAATTTTTCTTTAGTTTTATCAGAGAGTTTAACCCCTTTTCTAGTAGGAGCTTTACCAATACTTGATTTACTAATTTTTCTCTTTGATTCTTCAGAATGTCTTCCACCTGCTCTAATTCCTCCTGTTGGAGAAATATTATATCCATTAGGAATTAAAGTATCATACTTATTTATATATTTTTCTTCTAATATTAAGTTATCATTAGGCTTACATTCTTCTAAGATTTCTCTTTTAAATTTCCCGTTACCATATTTTTTAATAGCTTTAGATATTAAAATTCCACTACCTAGATAATTATCACTTATATCTCCTTCATGACTTCCAACATATTGTTTTCCATTTTCTAAATTAGTTGTTAAATACACAAAGTTCATCTTTTATTTTATATATTCACAAATTTTATTTGAATTTGGCATAAATTATAAGTTGTAAATTGTGTGTTGTGATATTGATATCTTAGAAGACTTAGGCATATTACCATAAAGTTTCCTCCATCCTTTAGCAAAACCATTTTTAATTATTTGAGTATAATATGCAAAAGCATTTTGAGATTTTGCAGGATCATACCCTCTCCAATACTGGAAACAATCCATTACTGCAAATTGAATACAATCTTGTTTATCTTCTGGATAAACATATGTTAATTTATTTGAGAATTTATCAGCCATTAACATTAACATATCTAATGCCACCGGTGATAATTCATCCGCCTCTTTACAACGAATTATCTCTTCCCTTAAATCACGATTCTTTACATGGTGAGCCATATTTTTAATTTTTATTTGAATAATATTTTTTCGCAGCATCACTTAATTTTTTTCTATGATCTGCTGATAACTTTTTTCCATAAAAAGGATTCTTTGATCCCCTTTTAGATTCACTAATTTTTTTCTTTGTTTCTTCAGAAAATACTCTTCCTTTTTCGGATTCACTAATTTTTCTTTTATGTTCTTCCGATAGCTTTTTACCTTTTTTAGCCTCGCTTAATTTTTTTCTATGTTCTTTAGAAAAAGTACGTTTTAAGCCGGCTGCTCCTTCTCCTCCAGTACTCATATTATATCCATTTTCCCTTAAATGAGATTTTGAATATTTTATCCATTTAATTTCTATAGAATTAAGTATTTTAGTTAATTCATCCAAAGATTCTGATGTATATTTTTCAAGGATTTCCCAATCAAAATTATTTATTCCGTATTTCTTTATTGCATTACAAAAATGTCTATTTTCATAAAGAGAATCTCTTCTATGTTCTTTTTTACGTAAATCTAATGTTCTCGTACTTTTCCCGTAATACATCTTTTTTGAAGGAGATGTTGCTTTATAAATAATTCCGGTATACATTGTTTTATTTTATATATCTAAATTTTTATTAACTTGGTGAGCCATTTTTTTTCTTTTTTAATTGAATCTTAACAATAAACATTATATTATGTCAAAAATTTTTATTAAATTTTAGTGAGTCACTTGCAAAACACTTAATTTAATGTATACCTATTTTATACAAAAAGGCGGAACAAGTTTTTGCTCCGCCAAAGTATTTTAAGAATTTGT